TGACAATGAATGAAATCAAAAACCAAATTAGAAAGATGGTTGCCGATGGTAGCCCAATTGATATGGTTACATTGGATTACATTGACTGTGTTGTTCCTGAGAATACAAGGAATGACGAGTGGAAAGCGGAAGGTTCTGTGATGAGACATTTTGAGGCTATGTGTCACGAAATGAATCTTGTTGGATGGACTGCAACTCAAGGTAACCGTTCATCAATTTCTTCTGAAGTTGTAACTACCGACCAAATGGGGGGTTCAATCAAAAAGGCTCAGGTTGGTCACGTAATTATTTCAGTTGCTAAAACACTTCAACAAAAAGAATTAAAGTTAGCAACAATTGCGATTACAAAATCTCGTATTGGTTCCGATGGTATTATCTTTGAAAATTGTAAATTTGACAACGAATTGTTAGAGATAGATACTGAATCGTCAACCACTTTCCTTGGGTTTGAAGAACAACAAGAAGGTAAAAAAAGAGACAGGGTCAAAGAACTTCTCGAGAAAAGAAAACAAAGAGAACAACAAAACGCCCAATAAACAAAAATTAAAAAAATATAAAATGAATATTATGGATAATTCTGATGAATTAACTCAAGTTGAAACACAATATGTGATTAAAAGAAGTGGTGATAAAGTACCATTTGAATCTGACAAAATCCAAAATGCTATCTTAAAAGCGATGATGGGTATTAATAAAGTTGATGCTGAAATGGCTGAAAAAATATCAAGATTAACGAAGAAAAGTCTTTTCAGAAACGATAAGACCAGAGTACCTCATGTTGATGAGGTTCATGATATGGTTGAGAATAAATTAATGGACAATGGTTTGAATGATGTTGCTAAAGAGTATATCATTTACCGTTCTAAACACAGACCAAATATCTTCAACAAGAGAGTTAACTTAAAACCTTATGAATATCCTAATTTGCTTCAATACGTTGACGCTATTCGTCATTCTTATTGGGTTCACACTGAGTTCAATTTTACTTCTGACATTCAAGACTTTAAGGTCCATTTGAATGAAAAAGAAAAGTCTGCTGTACAAAGAGCTATGTTGGCTATTTCACAAATTGAAATTGCCGTTAAAACTTTTTGGGGTGACATTTATAAGAAGTTACCAAAACCTGAAATTGGTAGTGTTGGAGCAACGTTTGCAGAATCTGAAGTAAGACACGCAGACGCTTACTCAAACCTAATACAAGTACTTGGACTCAATAAAGAATTTGAAAATCTACTTGAGGTACCCGCAATGCGTAGAAGAATTAAGTATTTGGAGAAATCTATCTCAAATTCAAAGTCAATTGAAAACCAAGATTACTTTGAGTCTGTTATATTATTTTCAATGTTTGTGGAAAACGTATCGTTGTTCTCACAGTTTTTAGTTATTATGTCATTCAATAAGTTTAAAAACGTATTGAAAGGTACGAGTAACGCAGTTGAGGCAACTTCTAAAGAAGAAAACATTCACGCAGAATTTGGATTTGACTTAGTGAATCTAATTAAAAAAGAAAACCCAAGTTGGTGGACACCTGAATTAGTTCAAGATTTAATTAACGCAACCATTGATGCTTACGAAGCTGAGACTGATATTGTTGAATGGATTTTTGAAGAAGGTGATTTGGACTTCCTAACTAAGGAACAAACATTAGAGTTTATCAAACATAGATTTAACATTTCATTAAATGCTATTGGTATTGATAAAGTATTTGATGTGAACCCTGTTATATTGGAAACCACCGAATGGTTTGATGACGAAATTTTAACAACAAAACACACAGACTTTTTTAACAAACGTAGTATAAACTACAGTAAAAAATCAAAGTCTATTACTTTAAACGATTTATTTTAACTATATTTACAGTAATAATTATTATGGAAAATAGAAAACCTTTTGATTGGATTAATGATGAATCCATAACATTTCTTCGTAGAGGATATCTCAGCGAAGGAGAAGAACCACTTGAACGAATTCGTGTAATTGCGAACCATGCTGAAAAACTATTAGGTAAGGTTGGTTTTGCGGACAAGTTTTACGAGTATATGAGTAAAGGATGGTATTCATTATCATCACCTGTATGGGCTAACTTTGGTAAAAAACGTGGACTACCGGTAAGTTGCTTTGGTTCTAATATTGGGGACAACATTGAATCAATTCTTTATACTCAGGCTGAAGTTGGTGAGATGAGTAAGATGGGTGGAGGTACCTCAGGTTATTTTGGTAACCTTAGAGGTAGAGGTGCGGAAATCACTGACAACGGACACGCACCAGGAGCAGTTCATTTTATGAACCTATTCCAAAGTGTTGTTGACAATATTTCTCAAGGTTCAACACGTAGAGGTAGATTCTCACCTTATCTACCAATTGAACACCCCGACATCATGGAGTTCTTGGAAATTGGAACTGAAGGGTTCCCCATCCAAGATTTGACTCACGCAGTTACTGTAACTGATGAATTCATGGAATCCATGGTTAACGGTAACCCTGATAAGAGAGCGGTGTGGGCTAAGGTTATTCAAAGAAGAGGTGAGATTGGATATCCGTACATTATGTTCACAGATACTATGAACAATAAGGCTCCTGAAGTATACCGAGAAAAAGGTATGAAAATTTATAACTCTAACTTATGTTCTGAAATTGCATTACATAATTCAGAGGAAGAGTCTTTCGTTTGTGTATTGTCTTCAATGAATGTTTTACACTATGATGAGTGGAAAGATACGGATGCGGTTGAGACTATGGTTCATTTCCTTGACGCAGTTGTAACTGAGTTTATCGGTAAAATTGATGACATTAGAACTAACGGTACCGTTGAAGGTCAAAGAGCATTCTTTTATCTTGAAAAGGCATACAACTTCGCTAAAAGACAACGAGCTCTTGGTTTGGGAGTATTGGGTTGGCACTCACTACTACAATCTAAAGGATTACCTTTTGACAGCAAGGAAGCCGCAAAATTGAATGTTGAGGTATTCAAATTAATTAAAGATAAATCATACAAGGCTTCAGAAGAATTGGCTCAAGTTTTTGGTGAACCTGAAACACTTGTTGGTTATGGTAGAAGAAATGTCACTTTGAACGCAATTGCTCCAACAACATCTTCAGCATTTATCTTGGGTCAAGTGTCTCAGTCAATTGAACCTATTTGGTCTAACTGTTATGTTAAGGATGTTGCGAAGATGAAAGTAACAATCAAAAATCCTGTTCTTAAGAAATTATTAGTTGATATGGGTAAAGATGATAAAGCTACTTGGGATAGTATTAAGAAGTATGATGGTTCTGTCCAACACTTGGATTTCTTAACAGATGAACAAAAAGATGTTTTTAGAACCTTTGCGGAAATCAACCAAGCTTCTATTATCAACCAAGCGGCGGTAAGACAAGATTACATTGACCAAGCTCAATCTTTGAACTTGATGATTTCACCTGACATGCCAACAAGGGACGTTAACAAACTTCTAATTGATGCGTGGCAACTTGGAGTTAAAACTCTGTATTACCAACACTCTATGAACTCAGCACAAGCTTTCGCAAGGAAGAAGTTAAATCTAAATGATTTACAATGTGTGGCTTGTGAGTCATAATTAACATCTAAACTAAATAAAACCCATCGTTTTCGGTGGGTTTTTTATTTATAAGAAAAAAAATACAGAGTATATTTATAAGATATGGCTGAAGGTATTACATATGGTTTAGAATTTCCTTTTGTGGATTCAACACAAGGGGATTATTTAGCCCTAACGGAAACTCAGTTTCAACAAATAAGGAGTGACTTATTACACCTAATTCTTACGAGAAGGGGTTCAAGATATTTTTTACCAACTTTTGGTACAAGGTTGTATGAATATATTTTTGAACCGTATGATGGTCTTACTTTTGATGCAATAGAAGCGGATATTAGGGATTCTGTCCAAAATTTCATGCCAAATCTTTTACTTAATAAAATTACAATTGAACCTGCGGACCCGTCTGAAGAGGTTCCGTTGGCTAAAGGAACCACGATACCAGGAACGGCAAGAGAGTATGTTTATAGAGTTCCCGGTAAAGGAACATCTGAGTATACCGCAAAGGTAAAGATTGACTACACAGTTGACAATTTAGCGTTTGCACAAAGTGATTTCGTTATTATCAATATTTAAACAATAGATGGCAAACAATAGAATTTCATATACAGTACGAGATTATGAAGGAATTCGTATAGAGTTACAAAACTATGTCCGTACATATTATCCTGAACTGATTCAGGACTTCAACGACGCGTCAGTGTTCTCGGTATTCTTGGATTTGAATGCTGCGGTTGCAGACAACCTACACTATCACATTGATAGAAGTATCCAAGAGACTGTATTACAATACGCTCAACAAAGGTCATCAATTTATAATATAGCCAGAACATACGGTCTTAAAATACCGGGTCAGAGACCATCAGTATCTTTAGTTGATTTCTCAATCACTGTACCAGCTTTTGGTGACAAGGAAGATGAAAGATATTTGGGTATTCTAAATAGAGGTTCTCAAATATTTGGTGCGGGTATTGTGTTTGAAAACCAATATGACATTGATTTTTCATCACCATACAATTACGCCGGTTTCCCAAACAGATTAAAGATTCCAAATTTTGATGCTACGGGTAACTTAGTTAACTACACAATCACAAAAAGAGAACTTGTTGTAAACGGTATTACCAAAGTTTACAAAAGAGTTATCACACCAGCCGATGTAAAACCATTCTTTGAATTGTTCTTACCTGATAAAAACGTTCTTGGTATTACAAGTGTATTATTGAAGAACGGAACCAACTACACTAACGTTCCTACTGCCGCAGAATTTTTAGGTTTGGAAAACAGATGGTTTGAGGTAGATGCTTTGGCTGAGGATAGAATCTTCATTGAAGACCCTACTAAAGTGTCTGACCAACCCGGTATTAAGGTAGGTAGATACCTTCAAACAAATAGTAGATTCATCTCTGAATTCACACCTGAAGGGTTTGATAAACTAACTTTTGGTGGGGGTACAACTTCAGCTCAAGACCAATTGAATACCTTTACCAATTTAGGTTTTCCAATCACAATTCAGAACATTACCAATAACTTTTCATTAGGTTCAACATTGACACCAAACGCAACGTTATTTGTTCAGTATAGAGTTGGTGGTGGTTTGGCGACAAACTTAGGTACAAACGTTATTAATCAGGTTGGAACTGTATCATTCTTTGTTAATGGTCCTTCACAAACAATTAATAGTTCGGTAATCAATTCATTGAGATGTACCAACGTTACTGCAGCTATCGGTGGTTCAAACGCACCAAACACAGAAGAAGTTAGAAACTACGTGGCATTTAACTTCGCAGCTCAGAACAGAGCCGTTACCGTTAATGACTATGACTCTTTATTGAGAAACATGCCAGCTGAATTCGGTGCGCCTGCCAAAGTATCAATCACAGAAAACAATAACAAAATTGTTATCTCAATGTTATCTTATGATACGTCAGGTAAATTGACTAGTATTGTGTCAAACACATTGAAACAAAACGTTGCGAATTATTTGTCAAATTATAGAATGATGAACGACTATATTCAGGTAACAACCGCAGAGGTTTTAGACTTGGGTGTGGAGATTTCAGTTGTGTTAGATGCAACACAAAACTCAGGACAAATTATTAGTGATATTGTTAATAGAATTTCTACATATTTTGACCCCCAATTCAGGCAGTTAGGTCAGAACGTTTATTTGTCAGAACTTAGAAGTATTGTTCAAAGTCAAAATGGTGTAATCACCGTATCTGATATTGTTATTGATAACAAAGTTGGGGGACAATATTCTTCGGCTGAAACTTCAATGCCATATTCAGACCCTGAGTTAAGAATTATCAGACCGGTTGACGATACTTTGTTTGCACAACCTAACCAAGTTTATCAGGTTAGATACCCACAAAAAGATATTAAGGTAAGGGTAAGAAACTTACAGAACGTTTCTTTCTCATAACACCTTTATTTAATCACACCTTAAGGTATATTTTTAGATTAAGAGGTTTTCTCAAAAAAACCCAAATAACTATTTATCATAAAAGCCTTAAATGGGAAAATCATATAGGATAAAAACTGACTTAGGTGTAGACAAAAATATATCGTTTCAATTAGAGCAAGATTTTGAATTTTTAGAAATCCTGTCTCTTCAAATTTCTCAGAATGATGTTTACACAAGAAACTGTGCGGACTACGGTGTAGTAGTTGGTAGGGTTATTGCCAACGGTGGATTAGGTATTCCAAACGTAAAGGTTTCAATCTTTGTACCTATCACTGAAACCGATGCACTTAACGAACAAATTGTTGCTCTTTATCCTTATGTTCAACCAAACGATAGAGATACCAATGGTATTAGATATAACTTATTACCAAGTGAGCAGTCCTACGCAAAACATGCGGTAGTTGGTACTTTCCCAACAAGAGAAGAGGTTTTAAAAGACCCGACCTTGGTTGCGGTTTACGACCGTTATTACAAGTATACTGTTAAGACCAACGAGAGTGGTGACTACATGATTTTTGGTGTTCCATTGGGACAACAAACCATGGTAATGGATTTGGACTTGAGTGACATTGGTGAGTTCTCACTAACCCCTCAGGATTTGATTCGTATGGGTAGAGCAACTGAAGCTCAAGTTGCTGGTGACAGATTCCAAACATCAACCAACTTGGAGAGTTTACCGCAGATTGTATCCATCACCAAGACCTTTGAAGTAAATCCATTTTGGGGTGACCCAAGTCTATGTCAAGCCGAGGTAAACCGTGTTGATTTTGATTTACGTGAAGAAGCTAATATTGATATTGAACCAACTGCGATATTCATGGGTTCAATGTTCTCAAGTCCTGATGAGTATAGAATTGGAGCACCATCTGTAAGAACCGATGGACCTCCAAGTGTATTAGGTAGGGGATGTAAACCAAAAGACAATACAGGTAGTCTGTGTCAGAATATCCCTGGTCCTGGTCAGGTGTTAGCCGTTAGACAAACAATTAATCAGGATGCTGAAGGTAGACCCATCTTGGAAGAGTATAGATTGGAGAACTCAGGTAATGTAATTGACGGGGATGGTACATGGGTTGTTGAAGTCCCGATGAATTTGGATTATGTAACAACATCTGAAGACGGAACGAGAATATTCTCAAGAGACCCATCTGTGGGTATTCCAACAAAAGGAAAATACAGATTCAAAATCAAATGGCAACAATCGCCAAACTCTGTTGAACAAATTAGAAGACCATATTACTTGGTTCCAAACATCAGAGAATACGGATGGCAGTTGTCCTCTGTTGACCCGATTTATGGTAGTAACCCATTATTGTTAAAAGATTTAAAAAGTTCATATTACTTTGGTATTGATTGGTCAGGATATACCGATGCCAGTACCACAGCAATTGAGAATGAGAAATTAAATAACGCCATTAATTGTCTTGATACTTTCTATGAGTTACAATACAACAAAGTCTTTACCGTTTCTAGTTTAATTGACCAATATAAAAGGGGGGGTGGTAGAAGTAAGTTTATTGGTGTAAAAGATATTGCCGACAATCAGTGTACCAACACAACAAACAATTTCCCTGTCAACGAGGGGGTTAAGAATTTTGATTTATTATATTTCTTATTCTCAATTATATTTCAAATATTCCAAACCATATTTCCACCGATTCTTATAATATATCATATTATTGCATTTCTGTGGAATAATTTAGCGGTTCCTATTGTAATTGCTTTGATAGCGATTTCATCGTATTTATCTTACACTTTCTTCACCCTTACAGCAGCTTTGATGGCGCTATTTGGTGCTGGTTTACTATTTCTTTTACCGGCAATCTTTTTTGCGGCATTAGCAATAACTCTTACAACACAATTTAGAAGAATTACAAAGTTTAAATTTGGGGCGTTTAACTTACCAATGATTACATATCCTGAATGTCAGGGTTGTGATTGTAAACCTGGTGACACCATTGCCGGTGACAGTGAAGGTGGTGGAACATCTTTGTTAACACCTTTAGCAAATCCTGCACTTTATTATCAAAACATTTCTGAGGGTTATTTGAGGTTTAATGAGGTTGAAAAAGGTGATGATAAAGGTACAATCTCAGATAATAATATTGCGGTTCAATCTTTTGCTTTGTCACAGGCGGTTGGTTCAAGAATTTTTAGAAACCAAAAGTTGGGGGTTTATAAATCTACAGAGTCTGAGGAGACAAGATTACCTGACGCAGATAATGACAAGTATTTCGCCTATGGAACATCATTACCGATGGCTCAGAGAGTTAACCAATTCAATAGTAGAAAAAAATACTTTGACGGACTCAATAGAATTTCTGTTAGTTTTGATAATCCATCAAACGCAACGGTAAAACACTTTGATAATACTTTAACAATAATGTCTCAATCTTCGTTCCCATCAGGAACGTTGTTGACGTTTGTTAACCCTGAAAATTCGTCGGACAATAACTATAAGTTCAGTTCTAATACTCAATCAGATACAGGTATTAGTGGAACTACTTTACAGGTGGGTCCAGGACCGATAACGGTAAGATACGCAACATCTCAAACTAATGACACAACACAGACGTATAACTTAAGTTCGGGTTCAACAGAAACAAATTATAATTACCCTGCGGACATTGAATATTACCAAGTGGTTACCGCAATTACCGTTAGTGATGCGTTTAATCTTATTGCACAACCAGGGTGTTCATCTTGTAGAAAGTATGTTGTAAAATGTGACGACTCAACTGTCGGTCAATTATTCGCATATTTCTCATATCAGGCTTGTGATGGAACTACACAATATGTTAACCTAACTAACGTATATGATACAACCGCACAAGATTGGGTTGGTGAAACTTTAGAGGTTTGTGCTTGTGCAACACCAACACTTGATAGTGGTGATGGTAGTGTTGTGTTTGTGGGTCCTGTATGTCAATTACAACCTACATATAATTCATTTTTAAAATTAATAAATTCGGTTGTTAATGTCACCTATGCTAGGAAACAAGGTTTGTCTTGGGATAAGTACACGACAGGATATCAACCAAGAACAACATTTGAAGGATTTGAAAATCAATATATTTTAATTCTTCAAAGAGGGGTTGACCCTTACTCACCTTTGTATACTAACAAGTATGGTATTGGTAAGATTCTTGGATTTACAAATGAAGATGACGTTGTTGTTACAACTAAATCAAGAGTTAATATTCCAATTCAAAAACTGACAGAAACTGATATGTCAGTTCAAAATCACAATGTTCAATCTAATATATTTTATGAGAGTAAATTCTTTATGGCTGGTAACGGTTTTTCAGCATTTACAACATCAAATGTTGGTTACTATAGTGGATTAGATGCAAATACTGAATGGAAAAATTTCATAAATAGTGGTGGTAGAACTTTAAAGAGTTATGGTGTTGATGATTACTTTGGATATCCAACAAATAGTGGTGTTGTATTAACAACAAGTAAAGATAAAAACGATTTTTTTGATACTCAAATCAATGATGGTAAATACGATTCTTTAGAAGATGTTTCAGGTTTAGATTTTTATTGGTTAAAGACAACAGGTCAAGGTAAAAAACCTTCACAAGTTGATAGTGAATATATTTCAGTTTCTTTGTTACCACAATTTGAATCAACACCTCTTACAATTTCTAATAAGATTTTAAATGTAATGAGAACTGACAGACTACCGTCTTCAGATTTCTTGGAGGGTTCAAATTGGAATGGTATTGTTCCTGTGTTACAACAGAATTTAGGTTTCACCATTTATGAAATCACCACTCAGTATCAGGAGGATTTTACAACTGTTGCTTATGGTACGGGTGCTGACATTGTAACTTCTGACATCACAGATTTAACAGGTGCTGTGAATGTTCTTGAAACTTTTTCATGTACCAACATGGTTAGTATTGATTGTTATAGTGGTGATGGAAAAACTTTTGGGGTTAAAGCCGACTGTCAAAATAATGACATAGTTTATGATGGATGTTATAGGTTTATGACAAAACCTTTAGTTTCATTACCTAAAGATTTGTTAGGATTTACAGAATATGGTGTTAGGTATAGATTCTTTTATGCGTTGTGTAGAGGTGTTTTATCACAAACATTTACTAACAACTGGGTAAACGGAACATTATACACACCACCAATTCAAACAAGAACTGTTTATGATGGTCAGAATAAACCTGTTAGAACAACGTACTGTAAAGAGTTTGTTTACTTCAATGACGATAGTAACAACTTCTACATGAGAAGTAGCCCTTATAATCCATCGTCTGCTAAAGGGTTTATTGGTAAAAGACAAACACCTTCGGCTGGTAAGATTAATGATTTGAACTTATTATACCCAACAACAATCATGAATTTGGGTCCAAAGAGTGATATCTATTCTGAAATTTCATTAGACCCAACATACAAAGGTTTTGTAATGAATAAACTTACACCAACAAGTTATGGTGATACTTCAGATATTTTAACGTTTTTTGTTATATCAAGAATAACAAATAACTTGTTTATTAGATTAATATCTTTAACAACATTACCACAAACACTTAATAGTAGTATTATTAATATTCTTTTTTCAAGAAAAGAATTTAGAGCGGATGGTGATTTAGTACAATTATTATCAATCAACTCTGAAAATGGTGTTGTTAAATTCTCGGCAGATGCTTATGAGTCTTTTGGTGGTACGGATGACCCCGTTCAATTATTGGGAAACAATATCAGTGGACCTGTTATGGGAATCTTTTTTTCTTCAACTACAGAAGACCTACAGTTTAAAGATTTCTTAACACCTGGTAAAATTAATTTTAGACCAAATCCTGCAGCTTCTGCAATTCAATATAGTTACGGTATTAAATCACAAGAAGTACCATTCTATCAGTGGGAACAAAACCCACCGAGAAGTTCGTTCTTAACTTATTTATTCCCAAGATTAACTAATCCAACAATATTTGGTAGTGATGAAAATACATGGGCGACAGAAACAAATGATATCTTCTCAAGAAAGTATCAGGTTTTGGATAGAACAAATGTTGTATCTCCCACATACTTTATCGGTTCAAATACTCAAGGTGATGACAGAAGAGCGAGAGGTTACATTTACATGCAAGATAACAACGGTGTAATTACACCAAATGTTGGTAATTGGAATAGTAAATTTTTAGTGGGTGCACCATTCCATTTTTATTTTGGGTTAAAAACTGGGTTAACCGCACTTGATAAATTTAAACAAAAGTATTTAAGTGATGAGTGATTTTACAATTATACCGTCTAGACTTCAGTTTAAATCGGCACCTTCTATTGACCAACAGGTAAATCTTGAGTTAAGTCAAACACAAGAGGAGTTAACGCAGTTTGTTAGAAACACCTCTTTGAACTTATCACAATTATATGATGATGAGAGACAAACTTGTGAGGTGTTCAGACCAACATTCAAGTTACAATATTTGTATGATAATACTTTAACGGGAACTACAGAATATATTCCATTTCTTAATAATCTATATTATGTAAATCCTGAACAATCATCGGTTAGTAGTGTGTGGAGAGGTTACCCACAATATTATGAGTTTGATTTCTTTAGACCACGAATAACAGACTATCACTTTGATTACTCACCTGAGAGTGCGTACACTTACAATTGGACTTATTATTTAACCTACCCATCTACAAATGATGGTAGTGTTACAATGCAAGGGACCTATTCGGGACAAACCATTCAGTGGAATGCTGAAGAAGGTATCCCATTTATAATATCATCATCTTCAGAAGGTGGTTTTAATATTATTTCTTTTCAGTGTTTGATGTCACATGGACTAACTCCATTTGAATCCGTTGAATTATCATTTGACTATGACGGTGATACAATATTTGAGGTATTATCATTAGGTAATGACAGATATGAAAGTTCTGATTTTGTGTTTAATATTATAAACCCTGGTTACACTGGTAATACATTCTTTAATGGAAGGATGGGGACTTTTAAAAGAGTTTCCAACCCATCAAATTTGGAGACAAGGTCAAAATATTATGTTAGAAAAAACAGAGTTTTATTTACACAGAATGAAGTTGATGTAACAAAAACTGGATTTGAACTCAACCCATTCAATAATCAGAAAAAATTAGAGTTCAGTTCTATTACACCAAATCAACAGACAAGAGTCTCAACGAAAACATCATCAAATACTTACGATGTTACATTGAAAAAAGAATTGATTCTTAGTGGGATTACGGACAACAGAAATCGTCCTGTCGGTGAGATATTTTTATCGGTTGTCAACAAAGGATATAGTGGATACTTTAACAAGTCATTTAATGGTGTGGGGCTCAAAATAGGTTGGGGATTTAATATAACTAAAGACGTTAGTACTTGGTGGTCAGATAATAACCAATATTCTTTTACGAATATACCTGTTAATAGTTACACTAAAACTAGCGGAACAACTGAAACATTTTATTACAATCAAGTATTAAAAGTTGGAGATTTATTAGACGGTGATTTTTGTGAGTGGAATGATTATGAACAAGTTGAAAGAGTTATTTCACCGTTGATTCATAAAATTAAATTCAACCAAGATGTGTTTAAAACAGAATCAACCCCAAATCCAAATGCCATGGGTTACTATTATGTACCTCACGTTCCATTAACCTTGAGAGTATTTTCTGATTACGTTGAAACCGCACCACAGAACAATTCTGAAAACATCCCAAGTTATGCGTTTTATTCTACCATAGACCAAGAGTTTAGATGGAGGGAGCCTTATTTATATGGTGAGTTTGATAATTTAGATAGAGGTGTAAACTATCCTTATTTGAATAGAGCTCATTATCCTTACAGGGATTATGTGTTTAGATTAATACCTGAGGGTACAAACTATCAAGACATCCTTGGAGGATTAAACATTGCAACACAACCTGCCGTAGATGACTGTGAATAAAATTCAAATTAGTAGAAATGATATTCAAGACAAAGGTCTGTTTATTCCTGTTCAATTGAATTGGAGTTTGTTGGATACTGAAAATGAGATTAGGGAAATTGAGACAAAAATTGTGTCTGAAGTTGCCGGTAAAGGTTTTGATTTTGAAACTATCAGATTCGCTCATTCAGGTTACACATCAACAAACGTAAATGATTTAACGGTAAGGACAGATGTTAACTATGAGTTTTATTTCTTTTCTGGTGGTACAATAAGTGGAACAGGTTCTACACAAAACTGGATTGTTGATTATAGAAGTGAAGGGTTTACAACCGACGAGGTATACTATTATAGAAATAATTTCAAGAAAAGTTTCTTTAAATTAGATTTCTACGATTCACCATCAGAGGCACAACAAAAGAATTATTTAACAATGATTCTCCCGACAACTCAAGGTGAAAAGATGGTTGCCGACATGCAAGGAACGGTGGTTGATATTAACAAACCAAAATATATTTTGGATTTTGTTGGGGATACAAATGGATTCTTTATCTATTGGTTACAATCAAGAGAATATATTGACATCACAAGATTTTATATGTCTTGTAAATTTTGGAACGCTAAGACCGGTACGTTTACTCGTATGATTAATAGACCCCAATCTGAGTCTACATCTAACACATACGCACCAAATAACTTATTTAATTTTTACTATCAAGTTAATTTAAATTATCCGTCTCAAAAATACAATGTTTATGACACGATAAGTTTTGATAGGGTTGGAACAACTCAACCCATAAAATGGTATGAATATGTAGAGCCAAATGGTTGATTATAAATTTCAAATATCGCCTGAATTTATCAAATCAGATTTGGTAACCGGTTTAACAAGTTATGTTAATGGTAATACCATAGAGGTAACTGAAGTTGGTGTTTATCTATCAATGCAACAAGTGTTGACAGGTGGAACAAACGGAGCTTCAATATTAACAGGTCTTACGGTTCCTATCATGTTGACTCAAACAACCATTGACATGGGTTATTATACCCCATTTGATGGTGTAGCTGAACAGGCTGATGTTGTAACAAATTTTATATTCACATCATCTACAGTTACTCCATATACATTTACCGTATACAACAGCTCACAAAAATCAAAATCATTTCTTGAGTTTTCATCTTATAAAATAAATTGGGGTGATAATAGTCCTGAAGAAATATTCGGTGGAGAGACATTGAGTCATACATATCCATTGGCAAAAAGCGGGTATACCATAACTATGAAACAAACAACACCTTTTGGTGTTAACTTAGTTTCAAAAGAAGTTCAAGTTCCGTTTGAAAATGTTATAATTTATAATCCGAAAGGAAGAGCATTCTTCCAACCTTTGGGTGGTAATTGGTCAACAACACCAATAAGTTATGATTACATCTATCCATATGACGCTGACAACACTGTTGCTCAACAAGTCTCATCAGGATACACAACGGTACCATTTGTTGTATCAGGTGTAACGACTTCAAGATTAACAGAACTACAACAATATGGTGTAACACCTTACATAGTTGGGGTTCCTGTAATTCAAGGTGCTGAGATAATTGGTGTTGTTAATAACATTGCATCGTCATATACAGGATATACGGTTCAAAATGTTGATTACTACGACTACTCAGATGGTACGACAATATATTTTGAAAACAGTAGTGGATTAACCCAAAACATGATTGAAGCGGTTCCCATAACCAAAGAACCGATTTTGATGGGTGTAATTGACCAACCTCAAATTATATCAGATGTGTTTGTTGAAAGAGGTAAAAATACCGCTTACGAACAAATAAGAAGATTAGGGGAAGTATCAACCGTGTCTGATATGGAAAATTATGGATACGGATATTTTCTTATAGAAAAAAAAGGATAAACTATTTATTGAAATAAAGATATAAAATGGCAGTTGGAACATATGGAACAATAAGACCCGCAGACGTTTCTCCTGAAGATGTGGAAATCATTCTGAATTACACACCTTCAAGGGACCAAACTACGGACTTTGTTTTAAAAACATTAGACGCACCTTCAATATTGCGTCCTTACTTTAATAACACCAATACAGGTGGTAATGCTGGTATTGAAGTACTTGGGGGATTATACAATCTAACATTACCAGCCGAAGAGTTCAACCAAATTGGGATTTATACTCTAATGATAAGACCTGCACAAATTAGAACTACAATTAGTGATTGTGGTGTTTTGAGTGCATTACCAAACGTAAAAGGGATTGTTATTGATTTATCTAATGTTCCTGAACAATTTAGAAACAAATTTGTACCTCAAGGATTAGTTGGGTTTAGAATTGAATACTTGAATTCTGACGGTTCTAAAGTCCCAAATTTTTTCAGAATTGTGACATCTTGTTTTTATTGTGAACCTGTTGTTGTTAACCAAGTAAACACAACACAAAAGGCGGTAAGATATCGTTACGTTGATGGGGTGTCTAATTTAATGTTTTTGACTGTATCACCATCATCATCGCCAACAAACAAACCAAACGCAACACCATTTATTGGACAACCAGCGCAAAGTATTATATTATCCAACACATTTTTCAATCCAATAACAATTGAAGTTGATATTGTTGAATACGACACATCATCTCTTGCAATTGCTCTATTTGGTAATCAAACTAAGAGTATTGATGATGGGGTTTACACAATGTATGATAGTGAAAATAACATTTACAAACAATACAATCTATACGAAATCCGTGACCAATTTAATGCTCTTCTTTACGAAGTTCGTCAGGATAGAGGTACTAATATTGATTACACTAAAAACTTCACCACTATTACAGAATAATGGCAGTCAATTCGACAAAATTTTTCTACCCACCAACACCAGGTAGTGGTGCCGGAACTTTTGACAACATCGTAGGATTTCAAGTTGTTGAAGGTGGTGGACTGACTAATGCTGTTTTTGATTTTACAACATCGGTAACAGAAAAAGTTAATAGAACTTTTTCAATTGGAACATTTTCTGAACCAATAAGTTTAGAGGATTTAGATGTAAATTCTGTTGACCAAAGTAGAAGAATATTACAATCACAGTTTAGGGTATACCCAAATTATGATGTTTCACAAGTTCTAAACTTTTCTCTTTATGGTTCATTAGCAAAAAGATTCAGTGTATCAATAAATAAGATAATTAACTTTTTCCCTGCGGGTTTGGATGTCAGAAGAACGATGACAAACTATACCACAGGACAAACTGCAACAAATATTGTTTATGACTCAGTTGAGGATGAGACAAGTTTTGATGTGAGTGTTTCAAGAATCTACAATCCTTTTAACATAGAGTATTCTGTTAGTGCAACAACTAATATTATGTTACGAGAAATTGTAACATCCAAGTATCGTAATTTAACAAAAACTTATTTAGATTATGCATTATCATTGGATGGTATTGAATACCGAGTTATTGGGTTTACACCATCACCTTCAATTGATTCAGGTTCATTAAATTTTATAGTTCAAGGAAATCCTTTCAGTGGTTTATCAACATCGTTAGATAATTTCATAGTTAGACCTAATGATTTTATTGTTGACCAAGTTTTTGCGGAAGATTTAGATGAGGTGGAAAAATTCTTGATGAATAGACTTATTTCACCTGAATACACCGCAAATTTTCAAGTACCTTTACAGAACGAAGCCGGACAATTTTATACTGGTTATGTTCAAGTTACATGGCCTAAAGATGGTATTTGGAATTTAGATATTATCTCGGGTAGATTTGACAATTACCTTGCGAAATTAGCTGACACTGCGGAAAGTTTAGACTCGTATAAAACAAACTTGGTATCAAGATTTTTGATTACAGATTCAATTAAAGAATTTGATACCATGGACCAAAGGGTTGAAAAAGTTTTACAGATTTATGGTAGAAGTTTTGACCAAATAAAACAATTTATTGATTCATTAGCGTGGATGAATAGTGTTGACTATAATCCGGGTAATGATATCCCATCACAATTATTATTTAATCTTTCTCAAACGTTGGGTTGGTCAAATAATTTCTCACCAATCACTAACGAAAATTTCTTAGACAGTGTTTTTGGAACAACCATAACTGAATACCCTGGTTATGCAAGGTCTCAAACACCTACAGAATTAAATTACCAATTCTATAGAAATTTGATATTAAATTCTGCATATCTTTTTAAAAGTAAGGGAACAAGAAAATCTGTTGAATTTTTATTAAGATTGATTGGAGCACCTGATGCTTTGATTGATTATAACGAATTCATTTATTTAGCCGACCAAAGAATTAATATGGTCAATTTTGATACCCAATGGGCATCATTATCAGGTGGTACTTATGTGACAGAAACACCAACTTTAAATGGTGCTGTTACATATTCTATTAGAGGTGAACAATTTACTGCATACACAACAACAACTGATTATCAAACCGTCAACATCAGAAGAAATGATTACCCTGTTGCGAATGATGGTTTTCCACAATCACCGGCAAATACGGGTTCAAATGCGGTTTTCTTTCAAGAAGGGGCTGGTTGGTATCAATCAACACCACAACATAGAAGTCCTGACCAATTTACACCAACCTATCAAACTTACACAGGACAAAATTTAGATAACCAAGTTTCGTTAGAACCATTCACCTATGGTGGAATATATCTTCAAAGATTTTCGGACTTCCCATATATGATGGATGGTTACAAATTAAGAAAAGTACCTGACAATCAAAAGTCTTGGGTTGCGACCGATGATAGATTGAGAGTTTCAACTGAAGGTGGATATGAAGCCTACTATTTCACTGATAGTGAAAAATTAGTTTTAAACGTTAAGAACGTTGATATATTCTTGAATGTAGGCCAAGGTTTGGCATATGATGTTTGGGACCAATCAAGAAACTATAATTACCCAATTCCTGAATCAGGATATACCGCGAATTTCCCAACACCGGGTGGTATTGATGATACTGTTATTGACCCTGAACCACAGAAGAAAACATTCTTTGAATTTGCTCAAACGTTTTGGCAAAATATGATTAATGCCAGAAACAGAATGTACATAACGGATGGTAAGACTGGTGGGTATCCAACACTACAAAGTGTGTTTTGGAAATACATACAATCTGAACAAACTGTTGGACTTCCAAATAACAAATATACCTATCAAAAGTTGATTGAGTATGTTGATGCTTTAGGTCCTTTTTGGATGAAACTAATTGAACAAATGATTCCGGCAACAACAATTTGGATGACAGGTGTCAGACTTGAAAATTCAATCTTTCACAAACAAAAATTTGTTTATAGAAGACAGAGAGGTTGTCAAATTGTACCAGTTCCTGCGGAACCATGTTTTATTATCTCAAATATATTTGATTATGATTGTAACACAGGTTACGCCGAGTTCTTCATCTACCCTTGGTTAAATGGTGATGCTACTGTTTCAAACTTCACAGGAATATTGGCTAATAGAGTTAATAATTTTTATACTCAAAATGATTTAAATCCTGAGATTTGTACACAAAACTCTGTAAAATCAGAATGGTATTTAACTCTTACTATTGGTTCTCAAACAATTATTAATGAGTTTTTCTATACAGGATATGGTATTAGTGATGCCCCATCTGATTACACTTGGAGAACAACATTAATCAATAATTTGTATAAAATTTACCAATATGGGTATACTTACACATTAAATGGTAATAAATTAACAATAACTAACTTGAGGTCTGTTGACAACAACACATCAGAACAAGTTCAATTATCCGTTGGTATAAATCTTTCAGTTAGTTGTTTTGAATAATGGCTTGTAGTAATTTCTTTTATCTTCGTTGTTGTACTGACCCGACAATCGTCATTCAACCTTGTACACCTACTGTAAACGGTACCTCAAATAGTACCTTTGTTGTGGGAGAAACATACACAACAACAGATGGAACTTATGGTACATTGTGTTGGGAGGCTTTCAGTACTCATACTGGTGGTGTTCTTACTTATACGTTAAGTAATAGTTTTACAAGTTATTCAGGGGGTTTGGGTACAGATTGTGATGCTTGTACATTTGAACATGGTGGTGGGTGTATTATACCTCCGGCAACTTTTGTACCTGCAATATTGACAAGTTGTTGTGATGAGGTAACAACTTTAGATGTAAATGTCCCATCAACAGCATCTGTTGGTCAGGCAATTGCTATCAACGGTGAGTGTTGGGAGATTACAAGTTTAAGTGGTAGTGGTGGTGATAACTACATGATTGGTTTTGATAACTGCGCAGTATGTGAAAGTAGTTACCCTTGTCCAACATATGCTAATAAATACTTTGTAAGTTGTTGTTTTGGATTATCTGACCCTGACCCGGTTTATAAAACATTTGAAGTTAATACTGCAGCATTCCAAATTGCAATATCATCTGTTGTTTATAGTGGTGATGGATTGTGTTATGCTTACTTGGGTACAAATTCTTTTAATACACCAGTACAAACATTTATTAGTCCTTACACTAATGATGTGTCACAAGGAGCGTGTGGAGCTTGTACAGAGTCTAATACTACTGAATGTGTTTATACATTTACCGATTGTTGTGACGGTTCTACGTTTAGTTTTAGACGAGGTGATGTTGAGATGTCGACCGATTATGTTGACAATAGTACATTTTCAATAAGTTATTACGGTGTTGGTGGTTCTTATGTTGGGTGCGCAACTGCAACAACAGGATTTACTGGCGATACACTATACATTGATAGTAATCCAACTTTTTCATATTTCTTAACGGCAGGTTGTGATGATTCAGGTAGTTGTCCTTCATGTCCAAGTCCAACTCCAACAACAACCCCAACAACAACTCCGACTCCAACAATAACGCCAAACGCTTCTCCGAGCCCAACACCGACACAAACTAAAACACCTACACCGACAGTAACTCCAACAGTTACACCATCAACAGGTGCTTTTGGTAATGGTGGTGTTTTTGATTATTTCTTAAATGTTACGGGAGCTTGTCAGACAGGGTTAGGAGCTGTGTTAATAACGGCTAGTGGTGGGATTTCGCCATATACTTTTGATTGGTTTGACCCTGAATTAGGATTGGGGGATTATAAAACAGGATTACCACCTGGTGTTTATAATGTAAGAGCTAACGATTCAACGGTTCCTGTCAACAATGAGTTTTATATTAACATCACGGTTTCGGGTTGTTTGTGTGTTTCAATCTTGGGTGTTGAACCGACAACGTGCGGATTGGACAATGGTTCAATAACCGCAACATCGGATTCATCGTTCTCGGTTGTAACATATAATTTATACAACATCGGTGATGAAATCATCAATCAGATAGATTCCAACACAGGACAGGTTATTTTCACTTCGTTGTCTGCGGGAACTTACTATGTTGTTGCAACCGATGGTGGTGGTGGAGAAGGGACTAGCCAAACATTTATTGTTGAAGATTCCACACAGTTGGACTTTGGATTGTATGTGGTACCAAATGCTTCTTGTGGTACAGGAAACATTGGTAAGTTGTATGTAACAGGTCAGACGGGAACACCACCGTATTCTTATCTATGGAGTAATGGTAGTTTATCATCAAGTATTTCAGGTCTAACTGCGGGTGTTTATTCTGTTGAAGTTACGGATTTTTATGGATGTAAAAAAACGGAGACCGCTGAGATTGTTAACTTAGCTCCTGTTGGATTGGGTTCAATTACTGCGATTAACCCAACGTGTTTTAACAACAACGGAACCCTTACGTTCTTAATCACAGGTGGAACTGTTCCGTATTATTATTCGGCATCTACAGGAACAGTAGAAATTAGTTATTCTGATACCTTTGTATTGTCGGGATTAAGTAATGGACAATATCAGATTCAAGTTACCGATGCCGCACTTTGTAAGTTCGTGGCATCAACAACCCTGAATAGTTCTTATGGTATTGAATCTGTTAATATAACAACAGAAAATTCTTTTTGTTCTCTCACCGATGGAAAAATCACGGTAAACATCGTTGGTGGTGTTACTCCGTTTACAATTACATTGGTTGACCCCGATGGTAATTCTGATATTGTAACAAGTAATCAAACTCAAGAAGTTTTCTCAAATCTATCGGGTGGAACCTACTCCGTATTTGTTGAAGACAATGGGGGATGTCTGTATTCTCAAGAAATTACAATTCTAACTCAAGATAAGTTTGACGTAACCTTGGGTGTTAATGATTCAACATGTAATAATTCGTTTGGACAAGTGGACATTTATGTTGGTAGTGGATATCAAGAACCGTTAACTTATTCTATTGATGGTATTCAACAAATTACCGACACAATACTATCTTCTGTTACATTTAATAACATCTCTGTTGGTCAACACACGGTTACTGTTACTGACGGAGCGGCATGTGCAATAACAAAAGCGTTTTACGTTGGTTCAACACCTTCAGTTGATTTCTCATTATATTCCACATCTTGTGGAACAGGAAGTCAAGGTACAATAACAGCCTTTATCTCAAGTGGTGTTCCACCATTTAATTTCTATTGGTCAGATAATGTGGTGGGTAACCCACAACAGATTTCTATATCTGGTTTAACGGGGGGGACGTATAGTTTAATCGTTGAAGATTCAAACGGATGTTCCTTGGCAAGACAAACCACCATAGACTGTAATAAAGTTTATGCGTCGGTTCAAAGTTACACCATGGGTTCAGATTTGTTTGATATTATATCACCAACAAAATGCGGAATCAATCAAATCTTGGTAGATGGGTTTTATGATTTAACTTCAGGGAATACTGATTGTATTTTAACTCAGGCTTTGTATACAGCTAACGTTCAGATACAACCACAGAATACAGTATTAACAAATACCTTCTATACAGGTACAACTTTGGTGGATGTTCCAAGTGACAACTTGTGGTATAATACCATTCAAAGTATGTTACTAAGTATTTCAGGAATTGTAAGTGTAACTATTAATCCAACAACAAATCAAATCACAATAAAATCAAATCCTGGAAATAATATTTCCACACAAGAAGTTATTGTTGAACTAATTATTGTTTACGATATTGACTGTCTATCATGAACCAAGTTAGAATAGAAGCGGTTTCAGGGGCAACCCCAATTTTAGTATATGTTGCTGATGTATATGGTAATAATCAAAGTTTGATTGGTACTATAACAAATACATCTGTAATACCACCCGCGGCAAGGTTCTATCCACCATCGTTATTCAACACTGCACCTGCAATCATGCTCAAACTTGTTGACAATAACGGGTGTGAGAAATTTGTCATTTTAGATTGTACTCAAGGTTGTGGTTTTGACATATCTGTTCAGTTGGAATCATGTGTTGTTAATATATCAGTAACAGATGCGGAGTGTATTTTTGACCTTTCTGCAGACGTAGCAACTTGTCTACCTGAAACTTCGTTGACTTTAATTATTTAATTAAATTAATTTCAACAATAAAAAGGTGTTAGTCCTTGTATTTATTGTTAAAACACAATGTCGTTAGAGTCAATAATTGTAGTAAATACAGCCACGGGATGTGATACCTCTGTTGAACAACAGGTAGAGGTAACTGGAAACCAATGTTTTATAGTAAGAATCCCTGCAGAATCAAATGCGGTAGGGCCTTTTGATGTTTATACAGGCTCTACAGGGACTACAGCAATTTATACTTCGGTAACAAGGAATGAAATGATAAATGGTGTCACCATTTGTTTTGGTGATATAAATCCAACACCAACCCCAACACCTAGTGTAACTCCCACACCAACCGTTACACAAACACCTACACAAACTCCAACAACAACTCCATCTGTTACACCATCTATTACGGTTTCTGTTTCGGTTACCCCAACAACCACAAACACACCATCATTAACCGCAACAAACACACCAACCGTTACACAAACACCTACACAAACTCCAACAGAATCTCCAACACAAACACCTACACAAACTCCGACTGTAACACAAACTCCGACTGTAACACCAACAGAGACTGTAACACCAACAGTAACTTCAACCCCAACATATACTCCAACAAATACACCATCTATTACACCAACAAATACCCCAACAACCACACCCACTCCTTCGATAACACCATCTATTACGCCTTCGTTAACACCAACAATTACACCTACCCAAACAAGTACAATTACTCCAACTCCAACATTAACGCCAACAATTACCCCAACTAATACAATTACACCAACGGTAACTCCATCAGTTACTCAAACTCCTTCAGTTACACCAACAATTACCCCAACAAAAACAGTAACACCAAGTATTACTGTATCTCCATCAGTAACACCAACTATTACTCCATCAGTAACACCAACAAAAACGGTTACACCGACACCGTCAATTACCCCAACAAAAACGGTTACACCGACACCTACAATAACTTCAAGTGTCACCCCTACACCGACGGTAACACCAACGGTGACTCCAAGTTTACCGGCATACTCGGGATATCTATTCCCCGAACCTCAAGACGTAAATTCAAGTACAAGTTTAGGAAATTACATGGTTGGGGCTGGAGCTAGTTGGTATGGGTATTGGAATACTGGTACACCTGGTACATCTAATTATAATAGTAATTTAGATGCTTATGTTCACTTCCCAGGATGGACTACACCACAAAATAATTTCTTAACATCTGTAACTTCATTTAGTTCATTTATACGTCAGGCCTCAGGTTCTGGAACAGACTCGTTTGGATGTTCTCAAAATCAATATACTTTTGGAACCATTCAGGTTACCACATCACAAGTTAACCCTAATGTTCAATATTTCTACTCAATGTGGATTCCTTTAGCGGGTGTTGGTGGAGTTATGAACAACATGACTGTAGATATTGGTTCAGGTTCGGCTTGTGCAACTAATCTTTTAAATGATGGACCACCTGACCCATTGTTGTCCACAATAAACGTTACGGTTACTTCAGGAGCGGCAATTCCTGCCGGTGTTTATAGGGTATTATGGTTAAGTTCATTTGCGGAACAACCACCTTCAACGCCGCTCACACAATCACTATACTTCAAAGGTGATACAAAAACATAAAATTAATATTAATTGATAAAAAATTTACTATTTATAAATAAAAAAAATGGCATTCCAATATAGAAACCCAATAACGAGCTCTCAATTATCTGGCTCCGAGAGTGTTGCTAGAACATCAACTTTTGGTACCAATTTCTCTGTTTTACAAACAGGTGGTTATATGGAGGTTTATTACCTCACAGATTTAGAGTGGACACTAGGTGGAACTGTATCTGGACCTGTAAATTATTCGGGAAATACAATACCAATTCAATTTACAAAGGGTCTTGGTACTGCGTTTTCTAGAGATATTCTAACGTTAAATTCTGATAATATTTCATCAGGACGTAGAAGACTTGGTATGCAAGTTTTTGTACAAGAAACAGATACTGTTTATCAATATACCATACCAAACTATGAAGATTTGTGGGATGCTCTTTCTGGTTTGACAGGTAATTCGGCTAAAACTCAAACAACTTATACAACAACTGTTAATGACCGTTCTGAAGCGGGTATAAACTTTATTAATGCTTGGACAGGGTCAACAATTGAAGGTGTTAGTGGTGTAACAAGAAATAATGCAAGATGGAGAGTCTTTTATGGTACAGATACCGAAATTACGGGTGGTACATATTTTTCTGCGTCAACAACTTTAGAACTTTATAATAATACAGGTGGTACTTTATCAATAACAGGATTTACAGGTACTGTAACAGGTGGAACTTACAATAGTGGATTGGGAGAATTGACACTAAATAATAGTGATGGTTCAAATGTTTTAATTACAGGGTTTACAAGTGGTGGTGGAGGTAGTCCTCTCCAAGTTGGTGACGGAACAAATATTGTTTCAAATGTTACTGGTATTACATTCACAAATGCATCTGTAACTGATGATAGTGGTGGAAATATTTCGGTAACTGTTACAGGAACCACAGGAACTTCAGGTTCATCAGGAACTTCAGGAACTAGCGGAACAAACGGTTCAAGTGGTTCATCAGGAACTTCAGGATTTGGATTTAATTGGTTAGGTGGTTGGTCAAATTTAACGGCTTACGGTGTAAATGATGTTGTTTCTTATAATAATATAACATATGTTGCATTAGTACCTATATCTGCAGGACAAGCGGCACCTGACTCTAACCCTGATTGGGAAGTTATGGTTGCTGGTGGAACAAGCGGTTCATCAGGTACTAGCGGAACAAACGGTTCAAGTGGTTCGTCAGGAACTTCAGGTACAAATGGCTCAAGTGGTTCGTCAGGAACTTCAGGTACAAATGGCTCAAGTGGTTCATCAGGAACTAGCGGAACAAATGGTTCTTCAGGAACCTCAGGAACTAGTGGAACTTCAGGTTCATCAGGAACTAGCGGAACAAACGGAACTTCAGGTTCATCAGGAACCTCAGGAACAAACGGTACTTCAGGTTCATCAGGAACCTCAGGAACAAACGGTACTTCAGGTTCAAGTGGAACATCGGGAACTTCAGGTTCATCAGGAACTAGCGGAACATCAGGTTCTTCAGGAACTAGCGGAACAAACGGAACTTCAGGTTCATCAGGAACTAGCGGAACATCAGGTTCATCAGGAACTAGCGGAACAAACGGAACTTCAGGTTCAAGTGGAACATCGGGAACTTCAGGTTCATCAGGAACTAGCGGAACAAACGGAACTTCAGGTTCATCAGGAACTAGCGGAACATCAGGTTCATCAGGAACTAGTGGTACTTCAGGAACTTCAGGTTCATCAGGAACTAGTGGTACTTCAGGTAGCTCAGGTTCATCAGGAACTAGTGGTACTTCAGGTAGCTCAGGTACGTCAGGTTCAAGTGGTACTTCAGGAACATCAGGAACTAGCGGAACATCAGGTTCTTCGGGAACTAGTGGTACTTCAGGTTCTTCGGGAACTAGTGGTACTTCAGGTTCATCAGGAACTAGCGGAACATCAGGTTCTTCAGGAACTAGTGGAACTTCAGGTTCATCAGGAACTAGCGGAACATCAGGTTCTTCAGGAACTAGTGGAACTTCAGGTTCAAGTGGAACTTCAGGTTCAAGTGGAACATCAGGAACATCAGGTTCGTCAGGAACTAGTGGAACTTCAGGTTCAAGTGGAACATCAGGAACATCAGGAACATCAGGTTCGTCAGGAACTAGTGGAACTTCAGGTTCAAGTGGAACATCAGGAACATCAGGTTCGTCAGGAACTAGCGGAACAAACGGAACTTCAGGTTCATCAGGAACTAGCGGAACAAACGGAACTTCAGGTTCAAGTGGAACATCAGGAACATCAGGAACATCAGGTTCGTCAGGAACTAGCGGAACAAACGGAACTTCAGGTTCAAGTGGAACATCGGGAACTTCAGGTTCAAGTGGAACATCGGGAACATCAGGTTCTTCAGGAACTAGCGGAACATCAGGTTCGTCAGGAACTAGCGGAACTTCAGGTTCAAGTGGAACATCAGGAACATCAGGAACATCAGGTTCGTCAGGAACTAGTGGTACTTCAGGAACTTCAGGTTCATCAGGAACTAGCGGAACATCAGGTTCATCAGGAACTAGTGGTACTTCAGGAACTTCAGGTTCATCAGGAACTAGCGGAACATCAGGTTCTTCAGGAACTAGTGGAACTTCAGGTTCAAGTGGAACTTCAGGTTCAAGTGGAACATCAGGAACATCAGGAACATCAGGTTCGTCAGGAACTAGCGGAACTTCAGGTTCAAGTGGAACATCAGGAACATCAGGAACATCAGGTTCGTCAGGAACTAGTGGTACTTCAGGAACTTCAGGTTCATCAGGAACTAGCGGAACATCAGGTTCATCAGGAACTAGTGGTACTTCAGGAACTTCAGGTTCATCAGGAACTAGCGGAACATCAGGTTCTTCGGGAACTAGTGGAACTTCAGGTTCAAGTGGAACTTCAGGTTCAAGTGG